AACTACTATTTACACCAATCACCGAATAAATATACAATACATTATGAACGCAAAAGAAATATTACAAAAGTTGAAATTGGCGTTAATGGATGAGCCAGCACCATCGGGCGAAACTAAGACCGAAATGATTAGTGCAACCTTAATGGATGGCACTGAAGTAGCCGTTGATAAATTAGAAGTAGGCGGCATGGTAATGATTGGTTTAGAGCCAGCACCAGCCGGCGAGCATATCCTTGCTGACGGTACAAAGATTGTACTTGTTGACAATGGCATTATTGAAAGCATCACACCGGCCGAAGCACCACTTGAAGCACCAGATGCAAGCATTGAAATCGAATCACGTTTTGCAAAGATTGAGCAAACTACAAACGAAAGGTTTAGTTCTTACGAATCAAAGTTTGCAGCGTACGAAGGCAAATTTGCAGAATACGAGGCAAAGCTAAACAAGGCAAACACAGTAATCGAGGGGTTGTTAGGTTTGACACAGCTATTAGTTGAGCAACCAACAGCCGGAGCGGATGCAGCGGCTAGCAATGGTGCGGCTAAGTTTGCAAAACAAGATCCAAAAGAATTATTTGAAAACGTAACAAAAGTATTTTTTACCAAAAAAGCAAAATAAAATGGCATTCTCATTAAGTACATTAACCGCATACACAAGGGAGCAAATAGAACCCCTTTTGATGTCAGCAGTTTTCGGAGCAAAGACACAACAGTTGATCCTACAGGATGGCATTGTTTTGCGCGAAGTTAAAAGTTCAGCAAAAATTCCTTTGTTCGATACCGATGCAGTTTTCCAAACTCAATCTTGTGCGTTTGACGCATCTGGTACAACCGCAATCACACAGCGTGAGGTTGTTGTAGGAAAGATTAAGGTTAACGAAAACCTTTGTATCAATGACCTTGAGGCGTTCTTTACGCAGCAGGCTTTGAGAGCAGGAAGTACCTACGAAGATTTTACTAACGCACAATTTCAAGCGGCTTACTTAGAGCGTAAAAATGCAAAAATTGCAGCGCAAAATGAAACTGCATTATGGCAGGGCGATACCGGAAGCGTTAACGCGAACCTTAACAAGTTCAACGGTTTGATTAAGCAAATCGCAGCGGGTTCACCAGTTAGTGCTAACACAGGCGCATTGTCTGGTACTCCAGCAATAACTTCTGCAAACGTGATTAGCATTATCCAAAACGTAAAGAACAAGATTCCAGCGGCTTTGAAAGGTATGACTGATGTTGTTGTAATGGTTGGTTACGATGTTTACGACTTGTACGTTGATGCAGGTGTAGCGGCAAATTTGTTCCACTACAACTACAATGACAACAGCAACTACGGTGGTTTAACAATCCCTGGTACTGGAATTAAGTTGGAAGCGGTACACGGTTTGGATGGTACTGGCGACATTTTCGCTACACGTGTAAGCAACCTTGTAATGGCTGTTGACATCGAGAACGAAGAAAACAATTACAAAATGTGGTACAGCGATGACCAACAAATTGTAAAGTATGTTGCAAAGTGGAAGTTGGGTGTTAACGTAGCATTCACAAACGAAGTGGTACAGTTCTTAGGTACAATTTCCTAAGTAAATTTATAAACTAAAAAGGCGGTTTTATGGCCGCCTTTTTTAAAATTAATTATTATGCCTTGTGTATTAAATGCAGGTTACACTATTGATTGCCGCGATTCAGTTGGCGGTGTTGAGATAATTTACGTAATCGAAAACAGCGCGTTGTATGACGCATCGGGCAATAGCCGCGTAGTAGATGCTTCGGGTACTGTTACTGGTATGACAAAAGCAACCGGCAAAAGATTTTACAAAATTGAGGTTCCACGTGCAACTGCCAACACTGGCAATAGCGGCACGGGTTCACAAGAGAATGGAACTTTCTTTTTTACCCATCAGGTAGTTTTACCTTTGAACAAAAGAGATGCAAACACTCGCAACCTTGTAACCACTTTGGCGAAAAACAGATTAACTTTTGTTACCAAAGAAATGGACGGTACTTTTAGAATGTTTGGTAAAGAGTTTGGCTTGTTACTTGACACATCGGAGGGTGGTTCTGGAACAGCGGCAGGTGATCGTAATGGTTATCTGTTAACCTTTACAAGCGTTGAACGTGAGGACTTCCTTGTAGTGTCTGGAGCAGTTGCAGCGGCACTTGAAACACCAGGAACTTAAAAGCATTTACAAAGAAATAAAAATGAACCCCGACCGATGAAAAGTCGGGGTTTTTAAATTATGCTAACTTTACAAAAAGGACAAACGCAGCAGATTATCTACACCGGCACCGAGTTAGCATTGCTGACTAACCCTTATTTTCTTTTTGTATGTACTAACAATGTTACCGAAAATATAGTTAAATTTGTTGCAACCAATACCAGTACAACGGCGCGTTACGATATTTCAACAATTACCGTTAACACATTCTTTGCGAATGAGGATGCTGGCCTTTGGAGTTACCAAATATTTGAACAAGCAAGTAGCAGCAACACAAATCAAACGGGGTTAAATATGGTTGAGGAAGGCTACTTACAATTAAACGATGTGGCGGATGCAGCGGATTCGGTTTATGACGGTCAAGACAATACTTTTAAAACTTTCTCATGAGCAAATATAAATTTATCGAATTAAAGTTTGACCAGGCTCAACAACCTAAGTTTACAGAAAATAAAACTAAGGGTTTTGTGGAGTTTGGTTTGCTCAATAATTATCCGGAATACATTTTGAGCCTTTACAATGAAAGCCCAAAACACGGTGCCATTGTACGGGGCAAAGCTGGCTATATTTTAGGCAAAGGTTTTGCTGACGATGCTGGTAAATTAAAGGCAAACGAGCAGGGCGAAACGTGGAATGAGATTGCAGAAAAAGCAATCCTTGACGATGAAATCCACGCGGGTTATTATTTGCAAATCGTTTACAATAAGTTAGGCAAAATTGCCAGCGTCTTTCACATACCTTTTAAGAATTGCAGAATCAGCGTTGATGGAGCAAAGGTGTATGTTAAAAAGGATTGGAACGATAATAAAGAAAAGGTGCGCGAATATCCCGTTTTTGATCCATCAACTCCTAATGAAACACAAATCTTCGTTTACAAACAATACAACCCACAGGCCAGCTACTATCCTATACCTGGCTATCAACAAGCGTTGAACTACATCGAAAGTGATGTGCAAATAGGCCGCCACATTTTAGGCAATGCAAACCAAGGGTTTGTTGGTAGCACGTTAATCAATTTGAACAACGGCAACCCACCCGATGAAGATGCAAAAGAGGAGATTGAAAAGGCGGTGTTAAAGAAGTTTACGGGAGCCGATGGCAGGCGCACGGTTATAATGTTCAACAACAGCAAAGAAAATAGTGCTGACATCGTACCACTTGGGCAGTCGATTTTAACAAAAGAAGATTTTACAAACATCAACAACCTTGTACAACAAGAGATATTTGCTGGCCATCAAATTACATCGCCATCATTATTCGGTATAAAGACCGAGGGGCAGTTAGGCGGTCGTAATGAAATCCGCGAAAGTTACGAGATTTTCAACAATACCTATGTAGCCAAAAGGCAAATGATTCACGACATGAATTTTACATGGTTGAAGTCATACACAGCACAGCCGATTGAAATGGTAATTGTACCCGTTGAGCCGTTAGGATTTGAGTTTAGTGAGGCCATTATTTCACAGAATTTGACCAAAGATGAGATTCGCGAATTGATGGGTAGGGAGGAATCAGAAGAAACAACCAAAACAGCGGCTCAAATAATCAACGATAATATTAACGCACTTTCGCCAGCGGTAGCGGCTAAGGTATTGGAGGCAATGAGTGCGGATGAAATTAGGAGCCTTGCGGGGTTAGTTCCTTCGGGTGGCGTTGTTGGTACTATGCCAGCACCGGTCGAAGCAGAAGCACAACTAAATAGCAACCTTGTTAATTTAAGTGGCCGCCAACAACAGCAACTTTTGAGGATTGTGCGTTTGTTCTCACAAGGCAAACTAACGAAGCAACAGGCTGCAATACAGCTACAAGCGTTTGGTTTTACTGATGACCAGATTAACCAATATTTAGGCTTAGACGATGACCCAACCACAGACGATTTAAAATTTAGTTCGCAAACAGAAGACGAGGTTTTGTTAGCAGAGTTTGCAGCGTGTGGGTGCGATGTAAATGAATTTGAGATTGTGCATAGTGAGCCGGCAACCGAAGCAATGTACTTTGCCGAACAAGTTGATTTGACGCAATTACAGGCGAATGTGATGGACTTAATCAGTAAGGACAAACGTATTACGCCCGATGTTTTAGCGGACGTATTGGGCGTGGAATTGCGCAGTGTGAACGCTGTATTAAAAGCCATCGAGAAGGCTGGGTTAATATCTGTTTCAACACAGCAAGAGGGCGCGGACACGATTATCGAAAGAAAACTTGTACAACCCTTATCGAAGATTACAGACCAGAAACCATCGGTTACACAGGTGTTAGTGCGCTACTCGTACGAAGGGCCAAAGGATGACAGAAACCGCCCATTTTGCGCACGATTATTAGAACTGAATAAAATATACAGCCGCGTTGATATTGAGAATATAAGCAAGCGTTTGGGGTATTCTGTATGGGATAGGCGCGGCGGTTGGTTTACATTACCGAACGGCGAACACAGACCATTTTGCAGACACACATGGAAAGCTAACATTGTAATTAGAAAAAAATGAGCAACAACGTATTATTCATAACTGAAAAGACTTTAAAGGCGCGGCTTCCGATGTCGGCGGCAATAGATTTTACAGCCGTTAAACCTTTCATTAAGTTAGCACAGGATCAACAAGTGCAGCCTATTTTAGGCAGCGGCTTGTATTTAAGATTGCAGGAAGGCATCGTAGCAAATAACTTGAACACAGATGAATTGGACTTACTAAATGATTACGTTACTGATACTATCATTTGGTTCACAATGGCCATGCTACCTATTGGCATGGGGTATCAATTATTTAGCAAAGGGTTTTTGCAAAAAAGTGCTGAGGAAAGCAACACACCGAGCCGCGGAGATTTGGAACTACTTGAAGAAAGGTACAAGAAGCATGGCGAATATTATGCAACCCGCATGATAAAGTACCTACAAGAGAACTACCAAAAGCATTACACTTACTTAAACCCTGGCAGTGGTGTTGATGTAATATTTCCGGTAACCCGCGCTTACACATCGCCTATATTTTTGGGCAGATACTTCAAGCCAGAAGATGGCAAACAGTATGGCAACGGTGGCAGCGATGCAAACGCATTGCCAATATACTACACAGCGGCAGAGGGTATTACCACGTTTACAATACCGCAATTAATCGGGCGCGTTGTGTTAGCTTGTACACGTTCTGGATTGGGCAAAGTAGTAACTACATCAACAACATCAAACCCCGACTTTATTCAAATTGTAAGCGGTGTTGTTACATTGCCAACGGGCGATGTAATTGGTGTGGGTGGCGAAAACTTTATATTCTTATACCGATAATTTATGAAAAAAGGCGCGTACAAAAAAGAGTACATTTTCGCAGTTCAAAAGAAAAACAATGACATACAACGAAGTCAAAAAAACAATAGGGGATGTGTTGGAATCACATCGGATGCTGCAGACAGTAAAGATGGTAAGACCGCAGGAGTGGTTAAACCGCACAACTGATGCGCTGTTTCCCGCTGCTTTTTACTTTGTAAATTCGGGAACAATTAACAAAGGGCATGACAATGATTTCAACATTGTGTTTTGGTTTCTTGACAAAAGCGGTCAAGAATACAAATACGAATCCGATGTTGTAAGCGATATGTTAGGCATTGCCACTGACATTATCAATTTGTTAAACGTAGGAAACAATCCTTATATTATAGATGAAAGCATAACTTACAATGTAGCAACTGACCAGTATGAAGATTATTTGGCAGGGGTAACATTTAACATCAATCTAAAAACCTTTTCAACATTCACAGCATGCGACGCTCCCACTACTTAGTAATAATTTTATTACTTATTGCTCAAACATCATTTGGGCAAATTTATCAAAACATGGCTCAACCAGGATATAAATTTAGCCGTGCGCGTTTTGATAGCGTGTTGACTATTCCTACTGGTTTAGGCAATTTAAAGAATATTAGCGGCGGTCAAGATACGGGGCAAATAAGGTTTAACAAAAGCGATTCAAGCGTTTACGTTTGGAATGGTCGCGCGTGGATAAAAGCGGGTGGCGGCACTATACCAACCCTTACACAAGTTTTAGAATCAGCAGCAGGAGCGAATGAAGCAGGGGCAAACCAAATAAAAGACTTATTTGCAGGAACATCACAAAATGATGCGGCTACATTTGGACAGTTAACAGACACAGCCAATTTAAGATTGAGAATAAGCGATACAGCTACAATGTTAACACCTTATTCAAGAGTTAAAAGCGTAGGGTTATCAATGCCATCTGCTTTTTACGTGGCTAATTCACCATTAACAAGTAACGGAACTTTAGCAGTAACAGGAGCAGGAACAGCAGCACAATATGTAAGAGGGGATGGGCAACTTGCTACATTCCCAAGTAGTTCAAGTGGTGGTAGTTCGGTAGCTTATTATCTTAATGGTAGTGTTTCACAAGGAACAATAGGCGGTAGTGTTTATTATGAGATGAACAAAACTCCTATTATTGGTGCAGGTACTGATTTTTCAAAAGCAGGAAATGGATTAATTTCTCAATTCATAACTGACGTTGCAGATCCAAACAGGCTTGAAATTCCTGCTGGTAATTGGAACTTTGAAATGTATTTTAGTGCATCATCATCTGGTGGTACTCCTGCATTCTATGTTGAACTACTTAAATATGATGGAACTACTTTTACTTCGATTGCATCATCATCAGTAAATCCCGAAGCAATTACTAATGGTACTACAATCGACTTATATGTTACTGCATTTGCAATACCACAAACAACATTACTTGCTACTGATAGACTTGCAATAAGAGTGTACATTGTCAATAGTACGGGTGGCAGGACTATAACAATGCACACCGAAAATTCACATTTATGTGAAATCATCACAAACTTTGCAGGAGGTATCGC